CCAACGTGAAGTCATCACGCTGGCACATCTGTTCCGCCACAGTCCACGTCGGTGCATTGACGTAGACCGTGTGTCCGTTACGGTCGTCGGCTATGAAGGTCACGTGATGCTCGGTGCGCCGGACTTGTTCATGTCCCGTCGCCATAAGCGCAGGCCGAACGTCGCCAGATAGATTGACATGACTGTCGTGCGATACCAGAGTGGTGTAGTTGCGAGCGCATCGAAGCCAGCTTGCGTTGCTGCTTGCGTCCAAGGGATGAACGAAGTTACCATAGGGATAGATAAAATAATCAGCACGAGTTCGTCTTTCCACCCGCTGTTGTTGATGCTCGCCATTTCCCAAGCGTGATCGAAGCCTTCTGATTCGCTTGCGCGTTGTGACTTTGCTGCCTCCCATGCTGCCTTGCCGCGCAGCTTTTCCAATTCGATTTCAGCTTTGAGTTTGTACTTGGTGGCCTTGTACTCAAGCACTGCCCCCACTGTTTGACCTGTTAAGGTCGCTATGATTTTAGCCCACACGTTCTCTCTCCTCTCGTCTGTTATAAGTTCTGATGCGATGGCAGTTAGCGCACACCACTTCACATTTCGCTATCTCTGCCTCAATTTTTTCTTTCTTGTACCCTTCCATGTGGCTGACCTGTGCCACCTTAACCGATCCCGGAAGGTGATCAAAGTCCAGAGCGACAGGATTTTCGTTGTAACCACAATCTACACAGCCAGAGTCGAGTTGTATCTTGTTGAGCATAGCCTTGAATGCAGCCTTGCGCTTTCTATCCCTAACCCTGCGTATGGGCTTGTAAGCGTCGGCCAGCTGCTTCCGTTTCTTTGGACAGCTGCTGGGCATCAATGATCCCTCCGAAAGATGCCGCGTGTGCTGCTGAATTTAATTTCAGTTATCATGTCGTTTCCTTCAGTTTGTCGATTGAATGAATGGCTTCGTCAAGGTCGATGTAGAACCATTCGCCTTCCCGTCTCCACTTGACGTGGTATGCATGTATAGCCCGCTCTGCTACGTAGCAGTCCTCGAAGTAGACCGCGTAGTGCAACCGATAGTCACGCTTCGGGCAACCAGTCTGGTAGCCTTTGAGTCGTGACTCAGGGTTGAACGCTCGGCCTATCTTCAGGAGGTCGGGCCATGAAGGGTGTCCGATGATGTACACGAATCCCTGTCGATTAGTTTCCTCAGCCTTCGCAGCTGTTGGCACGTCCCTTCCGAAATCGTACAACTGCTTTGCCATCTCCCGTATGGATAGCCGCTCCTCTTTGTTGAGCGCGCTGTATTCCTTACGTCCACCTGCGATGTTCTCTGCAAGTTTCCTGATGGCATTGTTCCACGTGTAGTACTCAAGGCGATCGACGGGTTCATACGATTGCATCCCGCCGATGCCCTGATACTTAGTGTGTCTCTGCCCACGTGTTACCGATGTCGTAGTCTCCGCCAAGTGGACATCTGAGTCCAAATGCTTCACCTGCGTCGGCAATAGCCTGTGCTGCAATCCGTCCAACACGGTCGCCTTCTCCTTTCTTCACTGATAGTTGAACCTCGTCGTGGACGTTCAGCAGCGGCAGGACATCAAGCCCTTGTCGTCTGAACTCCTCGAACATTAGGATGAGTGCTCGCTTCATCACGAGCGCACCTGCTCCTTGGCATAGGAAGTTGAGTGCTGAGTGCTTGGAGCGCACAGGCACACGCCGACCGTCCAATCCTTTAAGGTAACCCCTTTCGGCAGAGGCATGAACCCGCTTGAGGAGCGCGTCAAACGCTGGTAGGCTTGAAAGCAGTCGTGCTCTTGATCGCTTGCCAAGCGCAGTAGTTTTGGATCGACGCTTGTTACCTGCGGGGTAGGCTGCGTAGAACTTGGTGGTCTTCGCAACGTCCCACTCACTGATGACGATGGTGCCGAGGTTGAAGTCTCCGCTTCCGTAGATGAATGCATAGAACCACGTCTTCGCAGTGTCACGTTTAGTGAGTCCCAACGCGATACGGTTTCGAGTATGCATGTCAGTGCCATCTGCTTTGTTGCCATCGAGCACCGTCTTAGTGTATGCACCACCATCGAAGCGAGCCAAGAAGTGAGCGAGGATACGCAGCTCAAGAGCATCCGCATCACAGCCCACCAAGTCACGGCCAATATCAGCAAGGAATAGAGCACGACACGCAGTGCCATACGGCTTGCCAGTCTTAGGTACTTGACCAAGGTTAGGACCAAAGTGAGACATCCGTCCTGTGCCTGTTCCCAAGGGGTCAACACGTCCATAAATCCTCCCGTCTGGTTGCACAGCTTTCAGCCATGCCTGCTTACCTTCTGCCAGTTGCGAGAGTCGCTTCTGTACCATGAGGTAGTCAGTGATCGTCTTCGTCTCGTCGAACGGTAGGGTGCCGAGAGTTTCCTCGTCGATCTTTGCGCGCCCTTCCTTCGTGAGTTCCGATGGTTCCCAATCGTACTTCCAGCGCAGTCGGTTCTCGATCTGCACACGGGAGCCGGGGTTAAAGGGTATCAACTTGATCGGCTGATGTTCCGCACAAGTCTCACTCCAGTAACCCCGCTGCTCCTCTCCTTTGTACTTGCGAGTCACGGCTCCGAGTGCGGACACCTTAAAGCGACGATGAGGTTTCGCTGGTGTCTTACGCTTGCCATCCTTGGTAAAGAATGGAGCGAACGCTTCTCGTGCCTCGTTCTCAAGTACATGTAGTCTGGTGTACAACTCAGCGGCCAGCTTCTCTGCTGCCTCTACGTCGAAGCGCACACCACAACGCTCTTGCCAGCAGATGATCTCCGCTGTTGCCAACTCCATCTCGACTGCGATGGGGCAATGTTCCAACCTCGCTTCCATGAATTCAATCACAGCTACGTTGGCCAGACAATCATCGACACAGTAGTCGTCCATCGTCTGAGTGAATGGCATGGTCTTCCATGTGTGACCGAAGTCTTTAGGATCGAAGTGTGTCTTCAATGCCTTGCCCACACGGATAGCCCAGTCCTTCAAAGTCTGACTTCCCGGTCGCATCTTGTCGAAGCCGGGTCGATCCTTTCGTTTGTTCGCGAAGTCTTTGTCCCTCAGGTTCGGTACCGCGAGCTTGCCGAGTACCTTGCTGTCGAACTGATCGCTGGCTGCGAGTTCTAAGTCCACACCCATGATGTATTCTATCGCTGGCGTATCGTAGCCGATGATGTTGTGTCCACCTACGTACTCACCTTGTAGGAATTTGACGGCATCCTTCAGTGTCCCATTGCGAGGGGTAGGTGTCGTCGTGTAGTCACCGTCGAGGTCTTGATAGAACTCGTGATCGGTGAAGCGCAAGATCGCATTTGCATTGGCGCGATCCACTACGTTGATGCAGTGTATCTTCGTGATCTCCTCGCCTGCCTTGCATTGCCCCGGCAGTAAGCCGTCTGATTCTAAGTCGAAAACTTTCATCTGTCTCTCCTGTAACGGTCGAGGTGTTTGTGCCTGACTGCGCTACGTGACGTGCGTTAAATAATCTACGGAATGCGAACGAACGGATGAGACTAACCGCTACGAAAATAGCAGTCAGTCCCATGTTGTCCGTGATCGTGATGGCATAGCCGAACAGTGGGTACACCACCTGTCCAATGCCAACGCTGATCGCATAGCCGATGAAGGTATTAGTTGCCGCTTCTAACAGCGACATGATCTTCGTCTGCATTTTCCAATTCCTTTTCGAGATGGGCCAACGCTCTCCATGCGACAGCATCCCAGTCACCGTCCACCACGTGACGCATCAGTGCATCAAGCTCGTCGCCTGACTTACTGCGGTCCCAGTGTAAGGGTTTGCCGGGGTTGTGCTGATCGTTGCCCGCCTTCGACAGCTTCGCTACAGCTGCCAGTGCCCGAGGGAAGTACGCAATGACACCCGAGTAGATCGGTATGCCTTTGCGCTCCTTCGGGTCCGTACCGAGGATGCTACTCATCAGTATTCTCCATCGTCATTAGCTTCAAAGCCGTGAGATTTAGCTGATCCACGGGCATCAGGTATTGGACATTCATCAAGCAGCCCGGTGGTCGTGGAGTATTTGAGTCCCACTCGCAGGCCCGCCGCGTCTCCCGTATATCTGTCTTTAAGGCACCGCAGCACCGTAACTCCTGATTCATCTTGCTTGTCCCTCTCGATCCCGAACAGAAAGTGTGACCAGTAGGCAATCGAACGTGACCCTCGGAATTGTTTCTCCAAGACTCGTCCGCCTTCCTCATGCGCCTTGCCTTCAGGGGTAGACAGATGGCTCACGTAGTAAATCGTGCATTCAAGCTCTTGACACAGTGACGAGAGTTCCGCCATGATCTTGTCGATGGCAACACGCTCACTCACATCCTCACCAATGGCAGATGCCAGTGCGGTAAGGTGGTCGAGAAAGATGTCGCGAACTCCAAGTCCACGTACCATGTACCTGATCTTCTGCTTGATGACATCGAATGACATCGAACCGAAGTGATCGTATAGGTACACCTTGCCGTCGAGACTTGCGAGTGTTCCGCGCAGTTCATCACGGTCATACTCAACGTCAGGTACATGCACACGCACGCCCATCATCATGCCAGCCAGAGTCTTCGCCGTCATAGACGGTGGCTCCTCCAACATGATAAGACCTACGGGTACATCCTCCGTCTCGATGATGTGCTTCGCGATCTGCTTGAACACCGTGCTCTTGCCACACCCAGTACCACCTCCGAATCCATACAATTCTCCGAACCTCCGTCCGTATGTACGATCCGTCAGTGCTGGCCACGGCCATGCACGTCCCTGCTCGATGTCCATTGCTGCCTTGTCGGCAACCTCCGAGATGGAGATGACACCGTCAGGTCGATAGGCTTTCGCATCCCACATTGCGGAGATGATTGCCTTGCCCTTCCCGTTCATCAGACACTCGTTCGCATCCTTCAGTGGTAGCTGTGCGATGAATGCCTTGCCCGGTGACAGTAGTGCAGCACACTCAGCGGCAGCCTCACGACCCGGCTTGTCCATGTCGAACATGAAGATGACCTTCTCGTACGACTCAAGCCACTCGATCTGTTTGCCGATTGATTTGGCTGCCCCTTGCGCACCGTTAGGTATGCTCACGACAGGCCATTTGTTCTGCTGCATTTGCGACACAGTTAGCGCGTCGATCTCTCCCTCGGTGACGACAAGCATCTTGCCTCCGTCACGCCACAGGTGTTGACCGAACAGATCTGCCTTCTTGGGTTCGCCAGCGAACATGAAGTTCTTCTTCGCGTCACGAATCTTCTGGGCTACGATGTTCCCCTTCGAGTCACAGTAGTTGGCAACCTGCACAGTCACGCCGCGCATCTCACCTACACCGTACTTGAAGTGGCGACATGTCTCCTCGTCAATGCCACGCTTCGGTAGTCCACGGTACTCGAACTCAAGCAGGCTCGTTGCCTTCTTGGGTGCGCCGACTGAGGGTGCCATGTTGGTGCTACCCTCCGCCCGCTCGCTGTGTCCACATGAGAAACAGTAAGCGCCTCCGTCGTCGTACCTTGCGAGGTTGTCCCCGCTGTTGTCCCCTCCGTTCTCGACACACTTGGGACAGGCTTCTTTATCTACGACGTTTGCCATTCCCTGCTCCTCGTGCGTTGGTGGTCCAGCCACCATACGTCTTTGTCTTCTGCTTCAGTGCCCGCTTGATTGCGGGGACGAGTGGGTGCGTGGCGTTAGCCAACACAGCACCCTCGAATGCTACTCGCATCATCGTGCAAGAAGACCGGACAGTGCTTGTGCACGTGTCAACATCTTGATGCTTCGATTCATCAGAGTTGCTGCTGCGTGCTGAATCTCTGCCTTCGAGGCGTACCGTGCGAGACGATAACCTTCCGTAGTGCCAATCGCTAAACAAGGATAGGCATTGCAGATGCGACGTGTCATCACGCCAGTCAGTCCAGTGTTGTGTGTGATCTCACCTTGCGTAACGTACCGTGTCTGTAGCATCAGGTAGTCGCGTAAGATTCCATACTCACAGTAGACTGCGAGGTTCTCGGTTGTTCGTTGTGCTTGTGCCATGTTCATCTCTCCTCAGGGATGGTTGTTAAATTAGTTGGGGCATTGCACCCCGTCGTCAGCTCTATGGCTGCATGATCTTTTCCCACCACTCAAGTGTATCGAATGAGGGGCACGCCTTGCTCACGTTGGGTAGGTCACGATGACCGACGACCTTCGCGTCAGGGTGCAGTTTCTTCAGGTCTTTGACGAGACGTTCGAGAGTCTTCCACTGGAATGCAGTGTAGTTTCCTTCTGGTGTCTTGCCGTCTGACTCAACACCACCAATCAGGCAGATGCCTATACTTACGTGGTTGAATCCTCTTGCATGTGCTCCGGGTACATCGTGTGGACGACCCGTCTGTTGTTCGCCATCACGCTTGATGACGTAGTGATAACCAATGTCCATGAATCCACGCTGCCTATGCCAGCGGCGTATGTCTGCGACATCAAAGTCTTGGTCTTCCTTTGTGGCTGAGCAATGAACGACGATGTAGTTGACTGCCTTCAGCTTCTTCCAGTTCATAACGGTTCAATACGAATCCTTGTATGTGGTTCCTCGTCCGGATGCTGCCATCTCTTGAGAGCGTTCAGCTCTGTGATCTGGTCGTCATCATTCCAGTAACCCTTCAGCTCGATCTTCTTGATGCCTGTTACAGCGTCGAGTATTGCTTTGCAGTGATTGTCTACATCACCGCGTGGGTTCTGGCGCTTGGTAGTCTTCGGCTTGTGACACACGAATTCAATCGTGGCACGTAGGTTGCCGAGCAACGCTGGCTGGCGTGACTTGGGTATTGCCTTGTCCGCAAGATCACGATACGCCTTGTACGTCTTGGTGTAGTATGTCCCCCATCGAGTGACACGGGGACGGGAGGCAGGTGTAGGTGGGAAGGGCAGACGAATGGTGAATCCACCATCCGACTCCCTCGTGACCACCTTAGAATTCTTCGCCATCCTCGTCGTCGCCAGACTGAGGAGTAAATCCTTCCGAGCCTGCTTCGCCAACGTAAGCGTCGTCTTCTTCACCGAAGCCAAAGTCTCCACCGCTCTTGCTCTGTCCGGAGACGAGCTTGAGTATCTGTACAGCCTGACAACGCAGCGACAGACCGAACATCTTGGTCGTCTCCATGTAGTAAGGGAATACTTCAGCGGAAATCTTCGCTTCACTGCCAGTCCACGGGTTCACACCCTCGGCTACTGGTTGTGCCTGTCCGTCGAACAAGCGGGGCTGTTGATCCCACGACTTTGTCTTCGTCTTGACCTTCGCCTTCAGCTTGAACTTGAAGATGATGCGTCCAGTCTCCTCGCCTTCGTCATCCACTTCTTCCTCGTAGAGATCAGCACGCCCAGCTTTCTTCAGCTTGGCAGTGTTCAACTCGTCGGGGTTCAACTCGATGTATGCATCCATGATGCGGTTGAGGTCTGCGATGAGTGCGTTAGCCTCGTCACTGTCCGCTGGTAGTGCGAACTTGGTGTGGTACTCACCGTCCGGCTTCACGAACTTCGTGTCCGGTTCAATCAGATGCGGGTACACAAGCACACCGCGTGGTGTGGTGAGCCACTCGTAGTTAGTCTTCGCCATCTTCAATTTCTCCTGCTATTTGTGCCAACACGAGGTCAGCGTTAAGTCCAGCGTTGTTAAGCGCCATGTATGTGTCTGTCGCAAGCGTACCTGTGTCAGCGTACTCTTTCTCAGCTTGCTTGAGTAGTCCCTTCGTTGTCACAGTCGGCTCCTTATCTCACCTCGTGCGTATGCCTCAAGGGCACGGAAGGTGGACGCGAAGGGACCGTCAAGGTCTGCTCGCATTTGTTCCACCGTATTCAGGATGTCCTTGATGTCGATGTCGATAGAATCACACACGGCAACGAGCGCCATCGCAATAGCCTGCACCTGCACCTCGGGCTTGTCCTGTGTCTTGTCGATGACTGCGTACATTGCCTGACGCATAGCATCCGGGTGTGTCGCGGCCATTCCTATCAGCCTGTCTCTGTTGATCGCCATAAATTTTCCTCTGTTGAATAAGGTGAGCAGCAGGGCAGCGTCGAACTGCATTGTACACGTGTTACCACGATGTTTTCTAATCACCGTAAACGCATAGTGACTGCGCAATGGCTACCTGCCGCAAAGTTGCTGGGTATCTCGGCGTCCTCCCAGCACGGGTTACGGGTTGCACCTTAAGGGTGTCCCACCTATGTGTCATTGCTCCCGTTGATCTCGTCGTGGCGTATTGCAATTCAGACACGTACGTCGGGTGCAGATTGTTTCATGGTATAATGAAATCGGTTCTTCCTTCTTGTGGTTGGCCCCCCCTCAGTTTCCAAACTCATTGAAGACAGCAGCCATGCCCAGACATGCAAGCGAAACGGTACCGTACTCGACCATGCCTGTGACGTACGCAAGCACAGCCCAACCCGCAGCCGATGCTGTCCACATGAGCGCACCTATCTTGAACCAGTTCATAGCGGCCACCAGTCAGTGAACACAGGCACAGGTATCATCGGGTAGTTCGTGATGAGTCCTACTGCTGTCGTGCGTCTAACCATCAGCCACACCTCGTTGTTCGACTTGGTGTGACTTACCGGGGGAACCATCAGCTCCCACGTGTCACCCCTGAAGTCGAACGCATGAATTATATTGCTCATGTCTTCACCTCCACATAGCGTGTTGCAGTGTACTCCTCGGCAACTACCAGCTCCGCCTCAACGATCTTGTCGTACTCCCACGGACTCTCGTCCTGCTGTTCAGTGAGACCCCGACGGTAGTACGCACGATAAATTTTACCATCGTACTTGAAGATGAGAGTGTGATGCTCTAACCACCGACTCGTATAATTGATGTCATCAGAGATAATCTCCTCCGTCTCCTCGTACAGCACGTCGAGCATGAACTCCTTCGTGAATACCTTCTTCTTCGTAGTACTCATGCGATCCGTGCGCCACGATGGAACACGCCTCCGTCTTCGGAAGTCTGAAGGGTGGCACCGACCTGACGATCTTCCTGCCAGCGAACGGCTTTAACCTTGGTGCTTCCATCTTCCTGCTTGACGTTTCGTTTGGCAAAGGAATCCACTGTGTGTGTGGACTTGGTCGTGACGTGCTGTGTCTTTACGTTTTGCATTTGAATGCTCCATCAGTTGTGGTGTGTGGTTTGTAGCAGTCGGGACAGATAGGCTGACCCGCATAGGTTGAGTGCGCCAGCTTCATGCGGTGGTTGTGCTCCGCAATCAGCTGACGTTCGATCCGGTACGTAGGTACCAATGGTCTACGCGAAGAAGAAGTCGGCATCACGCACCTCCTCAAGGTTCAGCTCGCCTGCTTCAGGTGGCAACGGAACGTCCACCCACTTCTCACCCGGCAGTGCAGGTAGGCATTGCTGATACACGCTAACCAATTGCTCGGGAGTGTACAGCTTGATGAACTCATCACGGATGATGAAGTGCATCTCGTCTACGTCACAGGCATGGACTCCGAACGAGTCATGGATCATGGCATAGTGGTTGGTCACCCCTTGCTCAGCGAGTGTGTTCACCACCATCATCAGGTGAGTAGCATCCATCGAGTGAATGAAGTTGGGTGCAACCGATAGCTTGTGCTTGGCTGCGTCCACATTCTTACTCACCACCTGCAACGTCAGTCGTACCCGCTGCCCTTGGAACAAGACCTTGAACACCTTGCCCTTCGACTTACGGTACGGCTGAACAACAGGCAGCCCGAGTGGTGTGACCCACGATGTCGGGATGTTCTCTTGCGAGTATGCCTTGCTGATTTCTTTCAGCCAATCCATCGCTTCAGCTGCGCGGTCAACGACCTGCCTTATCGCTTGCTCAACGATAGGTGCAACGAAAGCTGCTGCCTTCCAGTTCTCATGGCCCGGAAGGAACTGCCCTTCGGTGCGCTTCCGCATTTCCTTTGCGATCTGGTCACGTATCCCAATGGATGTTACACTGTACGCAAACGTCATGCATGGTCGCTTGACCATAGTCCTGTCGAGTGCAGACCACCAGACCTTCGCCATTGGCTCTCCATTTTCTACCAGTAAATCTTTTGCTACGTTCAGCACCTCGGTGTAGATGTCCGATGGTGCGTCGGTCGCCGTAAGATTCACAGCACGTCCACCTTCCGCATCCCTCAGCATTGCGCTGAAGTGTTGGATGCCTGAGCATGAGCCGTCCATCGCAATCGGTAGGTGTGACACGTAGTCCTCACCCTCGACCTGATAGCCAGTCCACTCAAAGCAGGCAGCAAGTGCACAGAACGGGTCGTCAGCCTCAGTCCAGAAGCGTTGACCGTCGAGCGGTAGCATCGCGCTGTCCATCAGCTGCTTGCTGTGTGCTATGGTCCATGCGACACGCTCGTCGAATGATACCTTATCAACACCGAACAGGTTGGCGATCTGAACAGCCAGCCAGTATGCTCCACTGTTGCCCAGCTTCTTGCCGTCAGCGAATTGGATCAGTGCCTTCGACACGTCGTCACCCTGAGGGTGCATGTCCGCAGACATGGAGTACACACGACCTCTGAAGTCCAGCGAGTGCGGGAAGTAGAACTCCTCGTTATCTCGCAGGTCTTGAGCGATGGCCAGCTTGGTCATCAACGAGATGCGCTTCGACCTGAGCTTTGCGTTCGCCTCATGCACATCACGTGCTCGCATTTTCCACTCGGTGAACACGTCATACATTTCCGGTGGCATTTTGGTGGCGTGTAGCTTGCGATCAATCGACGCTGGTATCTCTGGGATAGCCTCGTCGTTCATCGCTGGTAGTCCACCCATCACGCTGTCCGCAGCTCTGATCTCACGGATGACATCAAGTACCGGGACGTTGACAGCCCACGGTGTAGCTTGGATGCGATTGACTGCATCGTAGATACCCGGCATGTCCGAGCTGAACAGGTCGTCTCGTGTGTCCGGTGATGCTGAACGTACGAGGTTAGCCTTCAGTCGTGCTGTCAGGTAACCGCCCGATGTCGGTGAGGTCCACGGCACAGGCGGCATGAGCATCGGTAAGTTGACTGGTCGGTCAGCTTCGAGCTGCATGTGGTTGCTTGCGAGTCGCTCGATGGCTGCCTCACTCATGGATATGAGCTTGGTCGTCTTCACACCTTGCTTCTGCATGGTCAGCTCAGCGAAGCCAGTCGCCTCGATGTACAGCTCGACCAGCTTGGTCCCCATAGTCAGCTTCTCACCCTCCGTCCAGCCCATGCCCTTGACACCTGCTATCTGTGCTGCCTTCCGCATGATGCGACGACGAGCGCCGGAGCTACTCCACTTCGCAGCCTTGCGGCTCATGCTGTTTGCCAGTGCAGGCTCGGCTTGTTCCAACTCCTCGAACTGGTAGTCCTCCTGAATGAGGTTCGCTACTCGCATCGCTGTGCGGGTGAGCTTGTCTCGTGAATGGGATGCGGTGACACACACTCGGGCTGTGATGTACGCGATGGCATCGGCTCTCAGTTCCCGCATGTAGTGGAAGGCGAGCGGCACCTGCGTTGGTAGGTTACCATTGCCCCCATCTTCAAGGGCTGTCACTCTCTCCTCTATCACAGGGATCAGTGCACCCATAGCTACGAGTACCATTCCCTTTCCAGCAGTCACGTCACCTGCTCCCTGTCCCTCAGCTTCCCTGTAGTAGCGGGATACCCCGTCACTGAGCTGCTGTATCTCACGCATCTCTTGAAGTTCTCTTACAGTTGACTCATATTCCCTTTCCATATCTTCAGTACCTTTAAGTTGACTGACAGTTACTTTAAGTATCACTATAAAGTGGTCTTGCTTCTTGTGGTTGGCCCCCCCTCCTCAAACCTTGCCCTTCCAGCCTTGCCGTGCAATGTCCCACTCCACGTCCTTGTTGAATACGAACAGGCTGCGCTCGGTCCAGCCCCCGTCACCACGTGCAACCTCGTAGGTAGCGCGCAGTTGCACGGAAAGCACGTCCACGACGGTGCATATGTGTACCACCTCGGGCTTGTCACCGTACAGCCCCTCCTCTACCACACGTATCTGCTCGCCAGCTTTCGGTCGCCTGCTCATTGGTACCACTCCTCGTGATACTTCCCAAGCAACCCATGCAATACCTCGTGCCCGAGGATGGTCGTGTGCTTGTCGTCCACCTTCGTCGGGCGCACTGCCATGATGGTGCACAGTACGGTCCCGTCATCTTGCGGCTTGCATAAGCTGATACCACGAGTGCCACCGCAGTCGCGACAGCCAGCCCGCTTGAGCTTGGCTTGCAGTGCGGTGCGTGTCGGGTACCAGTGTACCTCGAAGGTGACCGTCGTCACGTCCCACTCGGGAACTATCTCCTCCGCTTGAGCCTGACTGCACACCAGCACAGCCAGCCCTATCATTAACAACCACGTTGCTCGTCTCATAATTTTCTCCTGTCATCCATTGCCACCACGTGTATTGTGCCCAGCTTCATAGTGCTCATCGTAGTGCCTCCTCGATTGCGTCTATGATAGCGTGCTGTTTCAGCAGTGCCTCACCCTGCCGCTCGACCGTCTTCACCAGCTCAGCCCTATCGCCAACCATCCGTGACACATAATTTTCCTCGACCGTCTTCACCAGCTCAGCCCTCTCTCTAACCAGCCGTGACACAAAATTTTCCTCGCCTTGCAGCTTGCGCTTCAGGTTACCGAGTTCCACATTGTACGACCGACAGTCATTTTCGAGCTTACTGCACTCTGCTTTGAGAGATTCGAGGTCGTCAGTCAGGCTGTCTATCTGCCGGTTCTGTCGCTTGACTCGTGGGTCAAGGTCCAAGTGGATACGGTCAGCCAACTCGTCGTTCTGCTTCATCAACCCACGGTTACGGTTGATGTGGTGACTCAGCCGATTGATGTAGCCAGCCTTGTTGTCCTCGATACGCTTGCGAAGCAATCTGATTGTTGCTTCCAATCCTCCGATGATACTCATAGTCCTCTCCCAATGTCACTCAGTGTTGCGTTCATGTCAGCCGCACGTTCGCGGTCGTCTGCTTCACGTACGCTGTCGATGCAAGATTCCTCAGGCTCCAGCTGTGACAGCTCGTGCTCAAGGTCTTCCACCTCGGATGCAAGCTCGGCTTCAAGCTCACGTGTGTCGTCGAGCAGTGCCTTCTTCTCGGCCAACTCAGCGGTCCACTCCTCGTAGAGACTCACGAGTTCACCAAGTCAATCGCAGCTTTATTCTGTGCCTGCTGCTGATTGTACCTGTCGGCTGCTTCAGCCATGCGGTCGAACTCAATGGCCATCTCTTTCTTCGTCGCCATGTTGTCGGTCGTCGAGTACACCAGCAACATCATCGGAGTGAGCACACTCCACGTTGGTGTGTTGTCGATAGTCCCGACTACCTTCTTCGTGCATCTCTCAAGCACCTCAGTGGCAATGTAGGTCCTGATTCTGTCTTCATTTTGCTGTAACATATCCTACTCCCATGCACTCGATCCACGCGTCGGTGCCATCGTTGTAAAGGGGTCTGCACTTCGTGGGCAGATGAAACTTATCACGCTTCGGTAAGGCGACCGACTCGACGTACGAGTCCGATGCTGGTGCGCACGATCCAACCATGATCGCCAATTCAATCGTGATGATGATACATCCAATGCCAGAATCCAATGCTGCTCTCCTCTGGTGATTCAAAGTAGCTGGTCAAGCCACACTCCTCGCAGTCGCCACCATCAGGCTCAGGCAACGCGATCTCTTTGCAGTACGGGCATTCCATCATCTTGTCATCCTCCATAGTTTGTACACACACTCAGCCACAGCCACGACGATGTACGCCGTGACCATGACACCGATCCAGAAGAACAGTTGCTTATCGTCCACGTGCTTCGACCAGCTTCTGCGCCAGCGACTTCGGTTGCTCGGATACATGTCCGACCAACTGAGGCATTAGCTTGCCAGCTGGAGACCAGCCAAGCAGCTCGCTGTAAAATGACACCGAACGGGTGCCGTCAGGGTTTACGTGCGGGTTGATGTGTGACTGTCTCATGCTTGACTCCTCGCTGCCTTCCGTGCCTTGCGGCGTGCTGCCCGTTTAATGGCGTAATGCCGGGGCGTCTTCCACCTGCTCTTGCTGGCGGATACTCGTGCTACTGCTCTGCGTCTCATCTTTCGGTTCATCAGTGCTCCTTGCTGGTCACCCCAGCAGATATTTCACATGCCGACGACTTACGTCATCAGCGCCTTCAAAGGTGCTCACCCTATCGTTAAGGTGCTCGCACCACTCGTTCCACAACTTCTCTGTGCCACCACATGCGTCGCACAGGTGCAAGTACAATTCGCACTTGTCGTCGATCTCTCGCACCTGAGCTGCCGGGTTTTTACGTGGCCGGATGAACCATGCTTTCTCGTCGAGGTCAAATCTTTCGACGTTGTGCATGTCCAGACAGCCCGCCTCACCTACCAGAAGTTGACACATAAAGCCAGCTTTCGGTAGACCGAGGCCGGGAACCTTTAAGAATTCCCTAAGTAAATCACCGAGTTGCAACCGTCCGGCACGATAAGCTCGCACCTTGGAGTACAACTTCACACGGTTATCGCGCAGGTAAATGTACCCTGCTCGTTTGAATCCCCATAGCTGCGGAGCATCAGTGCCCAACTTGCGCACGCTCTCCATCTGGTTCCCAACACCGACCCATTGCATCCGGATTGAAAGTAGCACCATCGTGCCAACTGTAAGGAACTTGTCGGGGTTCTTGCACCAGCGTTCGATGCGACTCTGGTCGTCTTTGTACATGGTGTTAACTCCTCCTCGCGCAGCCAGTGCGCATGAATCTTATCAAAAATCACTTGCTTCGGGTGAGTCTCAACGTCGCATCACGGTGCATCGAGAGCATATCCCGAAGCCACGCTTGCCTACTGCTGCGACACTCTCGGGTCTTCCCATACGGGGTGACCATTGAGCGAGCAACCCGGACCATCTCACGTGGACTGGCAGTGCAACCACCAGCTCGTGACTCGATCCGACAATACTGTGCATACATCATAACAATCTCCTCATCAGGCCCGACTGTAAGTCGTCGGACGACGATCAACGCAACCCCCATGCGAGAGGTCACGCCGACCGTTTCGGTCACTTCGCGTGGAACATGGTGCGCCTGATCTGGTTCTGATCCGGCTTGCTCCGCGCTTCTACGAGCTTCTGCGCCAAAGACTTCGGCTGCTCGGGGATGACGTTGGTCACCTCAGGCATCAGTCTTCCCGAAGGAATCCAGCCCTTATCAGGGCCACGAAAGATGCTCACGTTACCGCTATGCGGCTCGATGTTGGTTGTTTTCCTCATACGATTGTCTCCAGTTGCTCGTTCACGTTATCGAGCGTTGCTTCGACCCATGCTGAAAGCTCAGCAATCGGGTAGTTTCTTTTCAGGCCCATAAGCTTTCGCAGGTAGGTTGATACCTTCTGGCCACGAGACATTGTTATGCCTTTGGCTTCCAGTCGCAGCGCGTGTTTCCACTGGAGCAACTGGAAGTGATTGGTCATAAACGTGTCGCCAGCGTCATTGAAGGCGATCTCTACAGTTGTCACTATACTCATCCCCACACCAGCCCAGCGAAGATGATCGCAAAGAATACCGCGATCTCAAAGTCGTCACCATGGATCATGTACCACGTACTTTTCCAGTATTGCCATTTCATTTTCATTCTCCTCATCAGGCCCAGCAGTATCGTCGCTGGACGACCACCCGAAGGTGGTTTCGGTCACGTTCTCATACTCCCATATCGACGTATTGCTTACCGTCGATCATTGCGTACTCGTAGCCCGCAGGAGGTGGATTCGTGTCGAAGAACTTCTCGTCAACGAACGGTCCACCGCAGCAATCACATGGACACTCCCGAGAGACAGCCGAAGCGATGAATCCCAGAATCTCCTCATGCGTATAGTCAAGCAGTTGCCCGAGGGTATACTGCAATCGCGGTCGGCTGATTTCGCCTTCCTTCGCACTAAACACCAAGTCCAGAGCAGCCCTCGCGATGTCATCGTAGGTGCCCGGTCGGCGTGACGAGATAAACGCATGTTCGTACATCTTCCCGTCTTCACATCGGAGCATTCCAATTTCGATCTGAAGGTTCGACCGTTCAGCCAACATGACGCATGTCTCATACGCCAGCGTTGATTTTCCGCTCGATACAATCAGCAGTCGGACTTCGAGGTCGTACACGTCACCGTATCGGCGCATGCAATCGTCGAAGTACTTTCGTTCTTCCTTGTTCATAGTTTGCTCCTTTTTCACTTTTCGGATTCCATCACGATGTCTTCGATCACGAGGTCTCCATCAGCGGCCACATAGTGTTTCACCGTGACTCGCATCTCATATTCATGCCGAACGCCAACAAACACGCAACGGCACTTCGCAATAATCTTATCTATGTCCATCAGTTTATCCTCATCAGCGCAGGCAGTATCGTCGCCTACGGACAGCCCCGGCTTGCGCCGGGACCGTTTCGGTCACGTTATGCTGCTACAGCTTCAGCTTCGCTGGTTTCAGCTTCGGTGTCAACCTTTGGCTTAGCGTCAAGTACCGACGCGAAGTAGGTTTCAATCGCCTGAATTTTGGTCACGATATTCTTCGGAACCGAGACACCAGCGAGACCAGCATTGCCAAGCGCGGTGACCAACTTGCGGTTTTTAGCGCGGGCGGACTGGAGTGATGCACGTTGTTCTGCGTTTAACTTGCTCATATTTGTATCCTCATCAGGTCCAGAAAAGCGTCTGGACGACAGCCCCGGCTTGCGCCGGGACCGTTTCGGTCGCGGTGTTTTACTTACTTAGCTCCGATAGATCGGATGCCCATTTTGTGAGCGGTGCATCGCCCTAATATGTAAGTTATCGCGGAACGTACCCGCGCACTTTCGCTGGTCTCGCGGTGTTGATGAAGCAGCACGATCAGCTGGTCAGCAGTAAGCTCGTTCGCCTCGTGTTCCCCTAATTCCTGTGTCGTTCGATATGTAGTCATGCTATGTATCCTCGTTTCGGTCGCGGTGTTTTACTCGGTTTATTCACTGCCGTTAGGTGCTGCTTCGCGGCTGCCGGGTTCTTCGCCCGGTTCATGCTGGCACGCCTTGCGGCTTTCTGCTCCGCAGGACTCACGATGCGGCTGCCGTGCGGCGGATGTTTTCCCGGCGAATCTCGCGGGCCAATTTCAGTGCAGCTTCGCTGCTTTTCTCTGCCGAATCCGTGTTTCCGATCCTTGCCGCTTCGCGGGTTTGGTAGTTGCTTGTACGCATGGTAAAATCCTCATCAGCAGCAGGCTAAGTCCTGCCGGACGCGAGGTGCAACCCGAAGGTCACACCCTACGTTTCGGATACTATGCCAGTACTTCGTACTGTCCGGCACTTCGGGTTGCACGGTCAAGCCAGTCCAGATTGCCTTCGCCGATGCAGCTTACGGTCGCCTTAGGCGGAGTCGGCGTAGACAATACAATCTCGTTGCCGTTTGTTTCAATCTGGCAGCCTTCGGCTGATACGGTCTTCACTGCATGGCGTGCTCGGTTTACTTTACGCATGTCAATCTCCAGTTAATTTCGGGGTATCTCATCAGGTACGGGTACCAATCCCGTACGATTATGCACTGCTCGTGGTTCTCACTTGTCCCACAATTCGGCGTGCTGTCCGTTTTCTTATCGCGCTGCATTCAGCGACCGAGGCCGGTGTCCCTCGCCAGCACCTCGCGGCATGAACGGCGAGGCTGAGCTGGTGTCGATCTTCGCAGGGCTTCCGTGGAAGGCTTGCTGCGTTGAACGAGGACCGACACTGGCATGGACCGATATTGGCTGTCAACACTTTTCGGAAAATAAGATTCGAGAATCACCCGGAATGAGGCTGTCAAAGGGCTGGCGACCCGAAATTAAATTTGAGACAGGTCCGAAAATGGACCGATTCTCCGCAGCTCAGCAGTAGCTACGGCGGCCCGTTCGGCGCTGCGACGCCCAATGAACAAGGAACACGCCGCGTGATCCCGCCCGCCCGCGTCAAGGAATCGCACACGCCCGCCTGCCCGCGACGATGATACGCGACACGCCCACGCGGTACCCTACTCGCGCACGTGTGTGTGCACCCGCGTCAAGGATACACGCACGGATGCCCGGCACCGTTCCCGGTATCGTCTCTTGTGGTTGGCCCCCCCGGTCATTGACGCGCCCGCCTGCCTGCGGACCTGCACGTGCGCGGTGAGTGTGGCTGCGAGTGTGGCTTGGAGTGTGCCTGTCCTGAGAGGCCCTGAGAGGCCGCCACACAGGCGCACGTGCAGGGGCGCGGTTAGGGTACCGGGAGTGACTGATCGTTGACTGGGAGTTAACTGGGAGTGAACTGGGAGGGATACTGGGCGTGTGCGTGCAGGCGTGCGCGTCAATGAGAAAAAAACATATCTGGGCACAGACGCAGCCAAGCACAGCAGCCTCGCGGTTCCTACTCGCAGGCGCGCCCGCCCGGTGTCTGTACGTGTGACCGCGAGTTAACTGGCAGTTCCCTGCGAGTGTACGCGCCAGAGGCAAGGCCGTCGAACTGTAAGCCAACCGCACGTCCATCTGTAAGCCAACCGCACGTACACCTGCACGGTGTCTGTACGTGTGACCCCAAGTGAACTGGCAGTCGAACTGTTCGTGGACCCATTACGCCGCGCCCGCGTGACGCGCATGTCACCCGCCCGCCCGCTATGAGGTGTGCGTACAGGGCCACGGGGGAAGTCTCGCTCGCTACACGTTATGATGCCTGCTCGGATAAATCTGGCAAATCTTTTGGTCTTATCGCCAATAGAACTGGTGGTTGATCTTCAGGGACTCGAACCCCGGACCTCCGAAGTATCAGTTCGGCGCTCTAACCAGTCTGAGCTAAAGATCATCTTTCAGTGGTTGACGCAGGGTATAGCCTTCGTTTATCTCTATCAAACGGAGGATGTGACCTGCGGGGTACTTGAACTCGAAGGTTTCCCTATAACCCGCTAATGCTTCCCTCTCAGCACTCGTAGAATACCCGGTGCGTACACCAGCTATCTCAGGGCTATCTAAATGGATTCAGGAGGGGCAGTGTAAGGCTTTCAGGCGTTCGTACAGCAGAGCGGCGCTGAGAGCGTCTCACTTGGATGGGCTGTATTGGAACCTGAGGAGCGGCGTATGTACTACTTATAGGTTTTCGTGTTGTACCCCTGTTAGGTTTTCGTGTCATACCGAGCGGTAACAAACACCAGCAGTTATCGAGAAGTGCAGGTATCTGTTACCGAGTGCTGGTATGAATAGAGGTAGTGAATCTCTAATGGGGGTAATTAGGGAGGGGTGATACCCTTCCAGTATACCTTAAGGTACACATACAGCATCTAACAGTATCCCTTGGGGTACACTTTAAGCATACCTAAAGGTAACCCCTAACCCCTCTCTACTTAAAGTCTATCTGCCTCTTGTGGTTGGCCCCCCCTCACTATCAATGACTTACGTGTACATCTTTCCAGCTTGTACAATAATAATGTACAGGCCATCCGGATGTACACGTGCTGTCATCTTCGTCGGGTGAACTGACCACGGGTGCGTTTGCGTGCTGGATACATGTCACGCTTCGTGTGGCCAGCCTTGGCAGACTTTGCGAACTCCTTAAGGGACTTGTCGCGGGCCTTGTCAGAAGATCTCTCAGCGGCCTTCTCAGTGTCTCTCGCGACGGACTGGGTGAAGTAACCCACAGCCTCGGCCAAGACATCGACCCTATCGTCCTGCTTCAAGCTCCCACGATCCCGTGTAAGGAACGCAAGCTGATAGAACCCATTGTAGTAGCGTGCACGCTCTCCAACGTCATCTGGCACGTCTGTGAACTGGTTCTCGACGATAGTCTTGTCCATGACGAGCCTGTGGTTGTTCATCACAGGTTCCAGCTTGTCGATGACGCGAGCTTCCTTCTGACCCTTCACGGTGTACCCATCGAGGGCACATGGATGAATCTTCTGGAGCACAGGAGCGAACAGAGCGTTGAACATGCCGTCACCGAAGTTATCCTCGGTCCAGACCTCGTTCACGTTCTCGTTCAGGGCTATGGTGGCGAGAGCTTCAAGGACGACAGCGTCGTAGCCACCACCCGTGAATCCGCCCCATCGCTTGATGAAGATACGGCCATGCAGCATCTTGGCCACACAGAACGATGTTTCATCCTTACCGCGACCTGATGGATCGACGAACATGACTGAGCCTTCGTAGGGAAGTATGTCCTTGTCCTCGGTGCTCATACTCATGGGAGAGTAGAATCGGTCGCCTGTGAGTCCCACGTTGTCCACTGGGAGTGCATCGGCAGTTGACCATACGATCCTCGCAGGTGCTCTCTCAGTATCCACGTCCATGACTATGAGGTCACGAAGCTTCAATGGATAGCGGTTCTCATCGCTAAGTGTCGTGTCAAGCATGAACTGAAGTGCAAATCCGCTTCTGCCATACTCAGCCTCACGCTCCAGCAAGTCCTGTTCGTGGAATCTATCAGGATCAACTGGTCGTCCCACGAGGAGAGGATCGTCCGCGAGCCGTCGAAGTAGGCTGGGAGCCAGACGGTCACCGTACTTAAGTCTCTGTTCTTCATTTGGATACCTTGCAGGCCAGACTCTCATACGATAGCCGCGTTCTTCAAAGCCGTTGTAGATCGTCTGGGTAGACTGTGGGGTACCAAGCCCGATGCTGTGTCCACCGGGAACGAGAATAGCACCACCCATCTCACGAGCACGCATGTCGAGTTTCTCTCGCTTGCCTTCTGTCTCGGAGTTATTGGGAACCTCGATGTCATCGAAGATCACCTTGGTGGCACGTCCGCCAGTCATCTGACCAGTAACACCTACCGCTCGAACTGACGGTGCCTGTGCTGGATTGCTTGGGCCAACATCAAAGGCAAGCACTGAGTCGCGCTGTCCGTCTTTCGGTCGGGCCTTCAGCCACGACAACAGGGGTAGGGTTTCGATCAACTGCTTGGTAAATGTGGAGAACTCAGTAGCCTTGTACTCGGAAGCCGAGACTACCATCATCTTCTCTTGGGGGTTACGCATGAGACACCAGAGCACGAATGCTGCGGTGATCCATGATTTGCCTACGCCACGGAAAGCCATGACGATGCGGCGCTTTGGTCCATGCTGCAACCAGTCAGCCATCTCGTATTGAGCAGGCGTAGGTGTAGGCAGACCGAGCTGAATCCACAGCCACCACAAGAGGACCTTGAAGTCATCGTGCATTTTCTTGTGGGTTTCGGTCTGGACCCAATTAGGATACTTCACGTTTCTCTCCTCTGGTTCAGCCAATTATTTCATTGTGCGCGTCACCTGATGGAGCGCCTGCCCCATCCTGTCGACGAGCTTCTCGTTCTTCGAGTGCTTCTCGTAGCCCTGAACTTCCAGTGTCGCGTGCATGACTTCATGCCAGAATGTTTGCATCTGGTACGATTCGGTCACGTCCTTGTTCACCTTCTGTACTTCGATCAGGTTCTTCGAGGCCGTCCAGCGGCCATAGCACTCTGCATTCTCATACAGGTTGGCCACCACCTTGACGGTGATCGTATGTCCACCCAGTTCAAATTTCTTCGGCAGGCTCATACTTAATCTCCTTTGACTCGCTTGATGATTCGTTCGATGTAGTCAGGAAATATCTCCCGAGCTATCTCAGTTCCATCAGCGTTACAGCGATAAGGTTTCAGCCAGCTATCGTCGTACTCCGAGTTGAACTCAAGAGCTGTGAGTTTCCTCGCAGTCATCTCAGATTCGCAGCGAGTGACATCCATGCTGAGCTGAAAGTGGACGTAGTGAATCGTCTCGTGGAACTCTGTCTTCCATTGCATGAGCGGTGCCATCGTCGCGTTGACGAACACGTAGTTCTCACCCGCATAGGTGAACCCACGGTAGAAGCATCCGAAGCACGGAAGGTCAGCGACCGTCTGTGTCACGACAACGATAGGCGCGTCGATAAACGAGCAGTCAACTTCGAGTGTGTCGCACACCCGTTCAAATACGGTTTGCTCTACTGGAGGTTCAACGACAGTTGTCGCGCAGCCGAACAGCAGTGCCCCAATTAAGATCAGGTGTGAGTTTCTCATAGTCAGTCCTTGAGTTTTGAATCGTTGAATCGGAAGTGTGTCCTTGGGCTGGCGGGCAGCCGGGTCATCAGTTGTGAGTGGTCACCGCAGCAATCGTGCTCGCAGTGTTGGTCGTCCATCCTCTCGCGCTTCACCAATCGTGTGACGGTCTTGTTGCCACTCGAACAGCGATAGTCGAACATGATGTAGCTCATAATTAGCCTCCAGCGTCTTCGACAGCACGCCTGATGCGTTCACGTCGAGAGAGTATGGAAGTCGTGGCAGCGTCAGCCATTCCGTCACCGAGAGGTACGTCTGTTGCTTTCTGTATCGGTCTTGGTCGCCCGTCGTCCTTCGGAACAGTGACAGATGTACCGTCGAGGTTCGTCAGGAAGTCAGGCAGGTTCTTCTGGGATTGGGCAGTACACATTATTTGAAATCCTCCATGTGCGAAACATTATCGAATACTGGAACTTCTTCGTCCAGTAGAGAAGTAGGATCACCGGGAATAACCGCTCGGTCAATACCGTTGTCCTTGAGGAACTTGTTGGCCTGCGCGAACAGGGCCGGGGGCACGTCTTCTCCAGCCGCGACTTTGCGCTTGATTTCAGAGAGTAGTGTGCGAGCTTGTAAAGCATGTAGCTCATCGAGGGTATCCTCAGTCGCTCTTTCGTTCGACATCGATTTTCTCCATAGTGATACGGATGCGGACCTTGTGCCAATGTATAGCATAGATTCCCGCGACGATAGCAACCGAAGTTGCGATGAGTTGCAGCACGTCGTTCGCTGTTGCGATCCATGATACGGCTGCGCCTGCTCCGCTTACCGCCGCTGCGAGGTCTGCAGCAAGTCCTTCTGCTGTTCTGTTCATATTGGTTCCTAAATTATGTGAGTTCAGCCTGTAGAGATACGGACTGTGAATCTAAAAGTGTGCCGCCAGCTGCAGCATCATAGAAGTTAATTGTCACCGAGGTTTCCTTGACTCCCGCTGATGCCTTGCTGATACCTAACGTACGGTTGGCGGTGCAGGCCTTGCGTCCGGCCCCCCAGTCTGTCGTGAGGCTTCCGGAGTCAATCACACGCTCCACCCAGACCTGAGAGTTCAACCCTGAGTCCAGCCATGTCTCATAGCTGACGTTCGGGGTCGATCCTGTAGTCGAGGAGTATAGGTCCCCATCACTGAATACCCCGAGGTACGCAAAGGCTGTGCCAGTAGTCTCGAAGTCAGTTATAGACTTGAGAGCCGCGACCACAACTTCTGGTGCGCCTGAGTAGGCTTGCTTCCAAGCTGCCGAGATGTTCGTCTCGATGTTGTCCACAGTTTTCCAAACGCCACCGACGTTCACTTCCATAGAGTCCACCGTCTTCCAGACTCCCCCCACGTTTATTTCGATAGGCATGAGAGGAGTCCTTTAGGTTAAGCGGTATATTGAAAGTGAATGTCGCCAGTAGTACCACCAGAGGCGGCACCAGTACCGAACGTGATCTGTCCGTTCTGGTCGTTGTCGTAGGATGCGCTTGCATGGTACAGGTAGTTGCCGTGGTCCGCTTTGTGAATGTCGGACGTACCGCGTATTTCAATACCTGCCGTACCAATGCCAGCAAGATAGACTCCGTTCTGGAAGACGTACAGGCCTTCACCAACGTCGGTGATGTAGTCCGTATGAGCATTCCGTATCCAACGCAAACCGTAGACAGAAGACGACGACGAGTGGGTACCTGAAGTTCCTCCGACATAGTTCGAGCCTATAGCCCAGATCGTTGCACCGAAGTGTGGGGTGCTTGGACCTTGGCCGTAGCCACCATCTATCCCGAAGTAAGCTGGGAGGTTGGTAGTAAAGCGTGCGTCACCACCGAACGACCAAACTTCATCTTCAAGAAAGTCGATGAAGTTATCTGGTGTCATGTAGCGTAGGAACGAATCCTGTGAACAGTAGATGCGAATAGGATCGGTCGTCGAGGCCCCGGAGAACGTATTGATCCAGCCTGTGTACAGGTAGCCTGACCCGTTGGTTACCAACAGTTCGTTGCCACCCGGGCGGTAGCTTGCGTTGTCAGTGATAGCGAAGCCACCATAGGTAGCACCAGTGATGTCACCAGTTGCGGTGAGGTCACCTGTTACAGCAGCACCACCAGATGTCGTGGAAAACTTAGCGGCAGCGTCATAGTAAAGACTAACCGCGCCTTCCGTGAAGCCTTGTATGTACCAAGCACTGTTCAAGTCATCATAGAGACCACCGCGAGAACCATCAGTCTGATTCATCAATGCAAGCTTGCCGCCGATGTTGAGACCTTCCCAACCATCAGCACCTTGTACGCCTGCGACCTGTACGGAACCGTACGTGCCAGTAAGTCCGGTGATAGCGCCTGAAGTTTGACCATCGACACCTATGTCACCAGAGAACTGCGCCTTCTTCGATACCGTGTTGAGAGCCAACGTAGCGACACCAGCAGTATCCCTGAAGTTGATCGTGGTGTTTGCTTGAATGAACATCTCAGAGGAAGCATGAGTAGCCGACATATAAGATGCCGGGCGTGACATGTACAGACCCGCGAAGTTGATATGCGAGTACGTCGAGTCGTCGCCTGCTCTGATAATTGGGTTACTTGGATCAGATACGAGTATGTTCGAGTCTGAGTTGACTACACCTGTCAGTACTCCACCAGCGAGCGGAAGGTACGTCGAGGCATGATCGCCCCATCCGTAAGCTGTGTCCCACTCAGTTGCATTGTAAGCAGCATCGTCGGAGCGAACGAGTGTCGCGTCGATGAGTTCATACAGTCCCGCATGGTCACCCCACCCGTAGGCAGTGTTCCAGTTGGTGATGGACAGACCTGAAGTCAACGTGTAGTCAGCCAGAAGGTTATCCACTTCGGTCTCAGTGTAGTACCGAGTGTCCAACTGTCCGGCGTTCAAGGCCGTGCGGGTGTAGAAGGTCGCCGGATCAAACGTAGCAGCCG